GGGATTCTCATCCCCCCATCATCGTGTGTAGTATGGCCTTCGGGCCTGTGCATGCGATTTTCTTCCTAGCTTACTTGCTAGATCTTGATTTACGCGTTTTCGAACTCTTGTAGTTATTTATATCTACATTTGTTTGAAGTATGGTTCTTCATTTTTGAAGTTTGTTTGTTAGTCTCTTTTTGTTCTGAGACACCCCCAAGACATTTTGAATATGTGTCTTGTTTTTGTATATAATAATATTCAAAACTCAGCATTATTGCTGTCTGGTTAGATGTTTTAAATTTTCGTTATAAATTTTTGTTTTAACCGTTTGTGGGATTTTTTCCCACCACATTGTGTCTTTTGACACAACTCTTGTACCTTGTGTACAAATTTTTGCCATTTTGCCACTATAATAATTTCTCGCGCGAAATTGTTAGGTCACATGAAATTTGTGACAGGTTCTATTGATTAATTGTTAGGAGTGTTAGTATAAGATTGATATTTTGAGATAGTTCAATATTGCTATTACTTGCAGAACAGGATTTACTATAGGCGTAGGTAAATGTTCTGGAAGGACGAGAACTGATATCTGTGTTTCACAGATAAAGAGTGTTTTCGATTTTTCGTTTGTTTTAGTTGTTTGAAGGAAGCTCATTTGTTACTTAGAAACCCGCTTACTTAGGAGTTGAATACAATATTAGTTTTAGATTGCTTAATTGTTTACTACAGTGAATTTTCACACGTATTAAAACTTTTACCATCTATGTAAAATGCTTTTTGATGTCATTCCTATTTGAGTGTAAAGGGCCTTTGCGATGTCTTTGGAATAACGGCGGGAGCCTTATATTTGATATCATGTTTACTTTACCCCCCCCCCCCCCTTTTTGTCTTGTTCCCTGTGTACCCGCATTAGGCGATGAATGCTCTCAGTTAGATGAGAGTGTTATTGTTGAAGAATTTGTTTCACATCCCTCTTTAGAGAGCTTGTGTAAACGTAGTCCTGCAGATCGTGAAGGAGTTTTGAGGAAGAAAATTTCATATCGGTCTGCAAGGAAAGATGAGTTGAAGAAGGAAAGGAGAGTTACAGAAAAGAAGTTAGATTTATTGATGAAAAGTCTAAGATCTATTACTTTTTCAGAACTTCCAGATGGAGCTTTTGAGTTCATATCTGTTGATGATTGTGATGTAGAAGATGTTGATGTCCATGATTTTTCTAATGTTAAAAAGTTAGAAATGGAATCTAGGAAAGAGTTGCATAATCTTGTTCAGAAAGCCAATAAAGTTAATAAGTTGGCCAAAAAGAAGAGAAAGTCTGATAGAAAAGTGATTACAGAAGCTAATGAGTGCATTTATGATCCCACTACTGATTTCAAAAGTGCTATTTACAATGATTGCCCTATTTTTTTGGTAAAAGATGTAGATGCACTTGAGATGATTAGTCTTGAGAAATGTGGATATGTTTTTTCGGAAATTTCTGCTTGTTACTTTTCTAAGAGTTATCTTGAATCTATAGGTAGGAAAAAAGATTTTTTTGATCCTGTCAATGAGGTCAAAGAAGGACATTATCGTGCTAATACTGATTTTATTGAAGCTTTGAAAGATGAGAGAATATATACCTTTGATTATCCAGAGAGATTTGGACCTGAAGAGGAAAAGATGTTGCTTGAATCTGGTTTTTTCAAAACCGACATTAGTTGGACACATGCAGGTCGTAGACGCAATTTAGTTGAATCTATGTTTGAAGAGTCTGCAGTTTTAAGACCTGAAGGTTTTTCATTTTCATCATATATGGAGTATTTTGGAGATTTGATTTCCAAAATCCCTGGTTTTGATAAGTATGGTGATTTAGCTGATGATTTGATAAATACTTTAGGTTTGTTGTATCTCTTGTATAGAGAGAGTAGCGTTTCGCGGCGCATAATGATTTTCCATTTGTATTTAGGTTCTTTGGGTGTATATTTTAGTAAAAAAGTAGCAAGTACTGCTTTGTATGCTATAGTTGATAATATTATTAGTAGCTTTACTAGTACATCTAAGCCAATTATAGAAACAGAGTCTTTGTCCGATCATTTGAGTCACCTTAGTTTTATGGTCAAATCTGTTGCTGGAAGTTCGCTAGTTTCTAGTATTAGGAATTTAGTTGTTTCGGTAGCTGCTTTGAAATTTCTTGAAAAAGATGTTGCTATGGAGATTTTCAAATATTTTGGAAATGCTCCCACTTGTTCTATTCTTGATTTAGTTACATTGCTAATTGATAGTTTAGCAGCTTTGTTTAGAGTTGGAGAAGGTCTCATTAAAGGTTTACCTTTAAGTGAGCTTTTGTTTACAACTGATCCAGTTACTGCTGCAGTTATTGAAGGAAAACGATTAATAGCTATGAAAGACATGTTGTATGCTGGTTTACCAGTAGAAGGAAAAATGTGTCAGAAGGATTTTGTGAATCGTGGACTTAAGGTTATGCCCATTTTAGATATGGCTGTTAAGCATTCTAATCCGCTGAAAAGTGGATATAAGGCTGTTTCGGAAGTTTTTTCTGTTCTGGGTCCTTTGATAAGTGAAGTCAAGTTGAGAATTTTTGGATGTGATCGTGTTCCCCCTTTCTGTATTGTATTACATGGAGATCCTGGTATAGGTAAAAGTACGTTAATGAATTGGTTGTATAGAGTACATTCCAACGTTATGAAGCGTAAATTTACCACTAGTCAGATTTTTAGTAGGATAAACACTAGTGATTTTTGGGAAGGATATGATCCATGTTCTCATCCTTATATTCATTATTCTGAATTGGGAAACATTGCTTTGAGTATGGCGAAGACTAAGGGTGACCCCATTCTTAGTGAATTGACATCTGTTATTGATTCTGTTGCTATGCCATTGAATATGGCTTTTACTGGTAAAGGTAAAGTTTACTTCATTGGAGAACTCGTTATTATAGATACCAACAATCCGAAGATGAATATGGATGTATTGTTTGCTAACCCGGCGGCTTTTAGGAGACGTTTTTTGTATATCAATCCTTCTGTGTTACCTGATTTAAGGAAACTTAATAGTACTGGTATTGATATCAATAAAGGTAAAGACAGACGGTTGTGTGATAAGTATTCTTTTGATGTTTATAGAGAGATAGAGATGGGAGTTTCTGAATCGAGGCGTGATTTCATGATGCAAAATGGAGATATTGATACGTTGTATGATATGCTTACTGACTTTTTTACACAAGGAATAAGTAATGAGACGGGTCATTTGTCTAATAAGACAAATGATGTCAATATTTCTTATGGTGTTAAGTACAAAGATAATAGTTTGTATACTGATCCGAGTTTAGTTGTACCAGTTGTTAAGGATGATGTTGTTGTTTTAGCTCCGAGTGTTTATGACACGCAGGCTGATGAGGAATTCTTTTCTGAGGATAAACCTAAGGTAAATTTTAATAATTTTGGCTTCGAAGAAGTACGTTACTTTTTAGAGTCTTATTTTAATAAAGATGGAACTTCGAACTCTTTTAGTCAACTGTATAGATATGTTCTTCAATCATTTTTGTCGACTGTGCTTTATTTTGGTGATCTTACCGTTAGGTTTTGTACGATAGTGAATTACACTTTTGTTTGTAGTATGTTTCTTATTAACCCTTTATGGGCTATGTTGTATGTTGCTGCAGCTTCATTCTGTGAATATTGTGGTGTTACTGTTATAGGAGATTTTATAATGAGCATTTGTTATGCGGATGTAAGATATCGTGTTAAGTTGGCGTATTATTTTTTGAAAAATTGTAGTGGATTGGTGACAGATAGTGTAGTGTCTACATTTGATTGTGCTGTAATAGAGACTGTTAGTTTCTTCAATCCTAAGATGGGACAACTTGTAGTTGCTCCTTATATGCGATGTTTTCAGTTTGTTCTTTTGTTTATGTATCTTTATTTTGTTGAAATTACACCTATGAGTCTGTTTGTTATATTAACAGGTTTATATATGTGTACATTGTTGATACCTGTTTTCGGAGATGAAATACAAGCGAAGAAGATTTCTAGTGCTAAAGGACGAAGGAATTATCATTTACTTAAGTTGCGAAATTTTTTTACTGATGATATGAGCATGCTGTTCGTAGCACCCCAACATTTTGAGGTCTATGCGTTTTATGCGATGATTGCGATGGGAGTTTTTTATGCAGCAAAGAAGTTGTTTTTTGGCAAGAAGAAGGATTTTTTCACTGAGGACTTGACGGAGTTTAAAATACCTGATGTTTCTAATAGTGATCTTAATGATCACGAAGAAAAATTGTGTTGTAAACAATCTCTGTTGAGAACGAAAGGAAAGAGTCCAGATGTTTGGTGTGTTCAGTCTATCAGAAATGATTTTGTGCATACCGGTGATGCTATGTCATTATCGAATGCTGTTAAATCTAATGTCAGATTGTTGAGAGTTAATGATGCAACATGGACGACATCTTTAGGAATTTGTGAGGATTTTTTGATATTGAATACACATGCTTTACCGAAACTTGAAGAGTTTAAGGTGAGTATATCTATGACTGGAGATCGGAGTGAGAGTGGACAATTTAAACATTGTATAATCTCGCCGAAATTCAGGTGTGATCTTGGAAATGATATAACCATTTTGCGTATTTGTCAGTTACAGTTTAAAGATATTAGAAAGCATTTTTCAGATAACGTTTTTACTAGGACTACAGGTGTAATTGCAGGACAGAAGACGATTGTAAAGATGGTCTCTAGTATAACTGCTAATAACCCTACTTATGGTTCTATAACTGTAGAGAATGCTGTTAGATATGAAATGTCCAATCATCAGAAAGGAGATTGTGGTTCACCGTTGTTAGTAGATTTTGCTGGTAAAGCGTTTGTTGCAAGTATCCATTTTGCAGGTAGAAAAGAGACTACTGAAGCTTTCGGAGCGCCTATTATTCTTACTAAGATATTAGACGGTTTGGAAAAGCTGAAAAGTGATACAGTGTTAATGCCGATTGTTTCTCAGTCGGATACTGTTGTCACTTTAGAAGTTCCTCGTGCGAAAAGTGTTTTCATGTATGAAAATTTGCATAATTTAGATTTGATAGGATATGATGGAGAGCCTTTATTGGTTAATAACAAATCTAGATTGCGTAAATCAATTTTGCATGTTGAATTACCTGAGTTGTTTTTTGATAATTTCGGTTTTATTCCTTCTGTTGAATATGCACCTCCTATGATGCGTCCTGGCTATGTGAATGGTGAGTATGTCTCTCCTTTCAATACAAATCTCAAAAAGATAAATACGGAGAAAAAGTCCCTTAATAGGGAGTTTTTAGAAGACTGTATTGAACATTTTGTAGATAGGATAGTTGTAGCGCTGAGGAAGAAAGGAGTTCATGGATTGAGTCCTCTTACTTTTGATGAGGCTGTAAATGGAGCTAATGTAGATGCTTACCTGCGTAGGGTGAATGCATCAACTGGCTCCGGTTACGGATTCAAAGGAAAGAAGGATAAACATATTCCCGTTGTTTTTGAAGATCATGAAGTAGTTACAAGAGAACCAACCGCAGATCTTAAAGCAAAGCTTAGAGATAAACTTGAAGATTTTAGGAATGATAGGAGTAAAGGTACTGTATTTGGAGCAAAGTTGAAGGATGAGCCTAGAGATGTTTTGAAAGTTGCTAAAGGGAAAACTAGAATGTTTTATCCAGCTCCGATCGATTCCTTGATTTTGGCTCGGCAAGTTTTGGCACCTATTTTCACTAGAATGGTAGAGTTCAATGATATCTTTATGACCTCAGTCGGTATCAATATGCATATGGATGGTGAAAAATTGTTCAAAACCATGTCTGATTTTGCTGATTCAGATGATTGTATTTTTGATGGAGATTATGGAGGATTTGACACATCTATGCCTTATGAAATAGGTTTAGCGGCGTCTAGCGTTTTGTATAGGGTAGCAGAGAAAATGGGATACACAGTTGATGCTTTATTACAGATGAAAGGTGTGTTGTCAGACAATTTGTTTCCTATTATTGAAGTTATTGGAGATACGTTTATAGCAGCTGGTTTGATGACTTCAGGGTCATATGGTACGGCAGAATTCAACTGTATTCGTAATGTTTTGATGATGATGTACTATTTTAGGAGTCATCCTACTTTGACGTTGAATGATTTCTATGATGGTTTTTTCAAAACGACGTATGGTGACGATGTGACAGGAGTTGTTAAGAAATGTATTCAAGATAAGTTCAATAACGTATTGTATGCGAAATTTTGTAAGGATATCTTTGGTATGGATTTTACTACTCCTAGCAAGACTGAGTCGGTTGTTCCATTGAGAAAGCTAGAGGATTTTTCTTTTTTGAAGAGAAATTTTGCCATGCACCCTCAATTTGGAGATGTTAAAGCAGTGTTAGAAATGGATTCAATTTATAAGATGTTATATTGGGTATTACCGTCCAATAATGTTACGTCTTTAGATCAGTTGATGGCTACATGTTCTGCAGCTTTGTGGGAATTGTTCTTGCGTTTGTCTAGAAAGGATTTTGAAATCTTCAGAAATAGTTTGATAAAACTAATTGAAAGTAAGATAGAGATTAAAGTCGACACGCAGGATTTACCTACTTGGGAGAGAATTTGTTGTACGCTACAGCCCACAGCTATGGAGCTAAGGGAGGAGGAAGTTCACGATCATTCGTTGTTGATTAACAATATGGCACCAATTGTTATCGACGATGCGGATGAGGGAAAATTACAGTGGTAACCCCACTGGTGCAAACCATTCGTTACCTTTGGTCGGGTAATGTCTGAGTAATACTGGCCATCTGTAAATATGTATAGATTTGTTGAGAGTTGTGAGAGTGAGTTAAAAGTGGCGGAAGGGGAATTGGCTTTGTCCAATTCCCCTTTTGGTACACTGCGTCCTTCGGACGTGAGAAAATCGTCGTTATATACGTCATCTGTGGCATATAGAACTTCGTGTGATTCGTATATTAAACTTTTGTCTACTGTTTCTTCTTTGAAGAGTACTTTAGGAGTACTGAGAAGAGCACAAGATAGGAGAAAGTATAATTTGTTGTTATGTACTGAATCGGATGAGGTTTCTGTTATGCAAGACGGCGTTGTTTCGGCGTCGACTATGGATTCTGTAGAGAACATGGTTGATATTGGCGGTGAACCTACTCAAGTAGGTGTAATTGGGAATTCTACTAATAATTATGTTTCTAATGTTGATTTAACTATGACAGGTTTCTTACAGAGACCTATTCAGATTGTTGCTGTTGCTATTCCTTTGGATGTTGATAGAGATTTTTCATATAATATTTGGGATTTGTTTTTAGCTGATCCTGTAGTTCGTTCTAAATTGCGTAATTATGCATTTCTTAGGTGTGATTTGAATGTTAAGATAGCTATATCGGGAACTCCGTTTCATTATGGTAAAATGTTGGTGTCTTATCAACCATTTCCGAGTGTGAATCAGCCGTTGAATGTTTTTGGTCCTACTTTTAGGGTCTCTAGGATGAAATATCTTAGTCAAGCACCTGGTGCTAAGACTATGGACGTTAGAGATAATGTTCCTTTTGAATTCAAGATACCTTATGTGAGTCCTCAGCCAGTGGCAAGATTGTTTAATAATCAATCAACGGCACTTATGGATACGCAAGATTTTCAGGATTTTACTACTTTGGGGCAACTTAATGTTTCCACTTTGAATCAAGTTAAAGCTGTAGTTGCTACAGCTACTAGCATTTATATGTATATTTATGTATACGCTAGTGATGTGAGTGTCTTTGGTTCAACTGGTACGTTGAGTGTTATTGAAACTGAATCTGATGAGAGAAAGACTGGCCCTGTTCAGCGTTTTGCTACAAGTACTCTTGGAGTATCTAGGGCTATGGAGTCTATTCCGATCATTGGTTCTTTTGCTAAAGCTAGTTCTATTGCGTTAGGGGCTTTGAAGAGTATGTCCACTTTATTTGGATGGTCATATCCTGTGATCAATGTTACACCTACGAGGGTGAAGAATGAACCTTTTCAAAATCCAGCCAATTTAATTGGCTGTGACACTGGAATGAGAATTACTTTAGATCCTAAACAGGAGTTGAGTGTTGATCCACGTATGTTGGGAGTGAGTGACGATGAGTTGGTAATACAAGGTATATGTTCACGGGAGTCGTATTTTGATACTTTCGTGTGGAGTCCTGATGATTCGCCTTTGGTGGATTTGTCGTGGAAATGTGCAGTAACCCCGTTAGCGGGTAAAGTGGATCGCAGCATTACGCACGATGTTGTTTTACCTACTCCCTTGTCATTTGCAGCGATGCCTTTTGAATACTGGAGAGGATCAATCACGTATAGGTTTGAGTTTGTATGCTCTAATTTTCATCGTGGAAAAATCCTTTTTGGATATGAACCTAATGTTATGCAATTTGGATTAATATCAGCTTCACTTAATGTTAATAAACAATATGTTAGAGTTGTGGATCTTCAAGAAACTCAATCTCTTGAGTTTACTGTAGAGTGGAATTTCCCAAAGAGTTGGGCTAAGAATATTGATAAAAATCTTATTGGAGATACAGTTAATGACCAGTATGTTCAACATTCTTCAGATTTTGAATCGCATAATGGTATTATTTTTGTAACACCTTTCACTGCTTTGCAATCTCCGGATAATAGTGATATTTCTGTCAATGTTTATGTACGATCTGATGATATGATGTTTAATCGTTTTTCACAAAGAGCATTAACTGAATTTTCTGGTAACCCTTATGATACGGAATCTGATACGTGTTGTGGTAGTGTTCCTGCTTCGGATATGGAAATGTCATGTTGTCTTTTAGACCCTACTTATGCCTCATTAGACCATTTTGGTGAGAAACCTATATCATTTAGGGCTTTGTTGAAAAGATTTATGACTGGTAATATGGCGTATTCTGGTGTTCCAGTGAGTGGGGTAAACATTTTTGTTACAGATTTTAAGGTTCTACCTACATCTAATGATACCAATAATTTTGTTGGTTCCGATTTGACATTGTATCAATATCTGCGTTGGGCTTTTTTAGCCCAAAGAGGAGGAATGAGACATAGAGTGCTAATGAATATAGATGGGCCTCAACAATTTGTTAACGATATTTTCGTTTCTTTGTTCGATGATGATGTTAACACGGTGACACCGGGGGTTATAGGTCAGTTTGGTGGTGTACCTTCGGTGAAACCTAGTGGAACAGTAATTTTCAGAACACATACTAATAGCGGTATAGAATTTGAGACTCCTTGTTACACCACTAATTTGTTCTTGTGGGCTTGTAATGGAGATCCTTGGTTCAATGGACCTGCTATGTTTCAGTCAGAAGGTTTAAGAAATTTTAGTGTTAATGTTGGGCATTCAGGAGATGTTTCAGCGATAAGTTTCAGACAGTTATATGCGACAGCAGAAGATTTTAATCTTATGCGGTGGATATCAGCATATCCTATGGTTAGTAGAACTTACTAATCTTTTTAAGAGTTATATTTCTCTTCTATAAAAAATAATATGAGTAATTGATTTCTCACGTTTTAAAATCAACGAGCTAGTCCCTCGATAAAAGGACAGTTATAATTGTAATTCACATTCGTGTGGAGAACTATAAACTTGAATCTGTAGATCAAATTTTTTAGTGGGTATAAAATGAGTCCCACACTTGACGAGCAAGCGCGAAAAAGATTAAATTCGATATCGTGGTGCAAATCAGTTAGTGCGTAAAAGCATTTTTAAATGATCTACCAAGGCGATTCTATAAATACAGCCCACACTAAATAAAAATAAAAAAGTGGGAGTGTTTAAAGAAGAACTGGACAGAGAGGAAGGTTTTGTATCTTAATTGATGATTTTGACGAGCGAGAAAGCCGGAAACGTTCTTTCAACGACTGAGTCAC